ATGTTTGCCTACAATAACAAGAGAGAAGATGGCATAGCGTATCTTGGATACTTCAATGACGGGGTAGTAGAATAATAATCCAGAAAACACAATATGAATATATCAGAATTAAGAACAAAAGCAATAGATATTATTAAAACATCACCGGATATAAAATCAGAGATACAGGATATATTTTCATTGGCTGTGTCGGAGATAGAGGATGGTGGGTCGGAAGCGCACGAATGTATGTTGGCGTATAATGATATGTTGGAAATAAAACACGCATAAACAGCGCATATAGGTTGTTTTTGTCAAATTCTTTAACGTACATTTAATATAAATAAAAAATAAAGGTTATGCTATTAAACAAACAAGACATTGAACTTCTTAAAGAGTTCGCCAATGAATATGATTGTGAATTAAGAACCGGCTATTCGGGTCGAGGCATGTATGGCAAATCATGTATAGGATTTGTAACAGATTTATCATCGTTTAGCCTTGGATTAGAATTGGCTTTATTCTTAAACCGTGAAGATAGGACAGAAATGGTAGATGCGTTTTCACAAACACGTGTTAATGAAGACAGTATGGGATTAAGTAGTATAATTTATTTCCCGTCAATACAAGCAGAAGAACAAGACGAGGACGATGAAGACGAATATGACGAGGACGACGAATAAATAAATAATCCAGAAATAAAATAATAAGTAAGGTGCGTAAAATAACGCGTAATGGACGTATTTTCTGCGCTGAAGTTGAGAGTCAACAGAGGTAACGTAATGTGGAGAACGTTAAGATAATGTTGGTAAAGCGTTGTTTTTGTAGAGGATAGGTATAGTGGAATGGATGAAGATGGTGTGGTGTATGTGGAACGGAGTAAAGACGAATATGTAATGTTATGTGTTAGCCCCGGGACTTTGCTGCACACAGCACAACACAGCTAAACTCCCCACATTTTTTTTGTCCATTTTTTTTGTTTTTAAAATTTTTTTGTCAAGTTTTTTTGCGTACATTTACCTTAAATAAAATTAAAAAATATGAGTTTAGAAATGAAAGCAGTAGTGCTAAACAAACTACAACAATTAACCGGAAACCAAAATTACGGTAAAACATGTTACAACGATGTATACGACAAAACCAATGGTGAGTCAGTACGACGACTAAAATGTTGGAACTATAATGGATACAGCCAACGATCGATTAATGCATCTAATTTTAAACAATTTCAGAACGAAATTGGAGCGTTAAGTAACGATCAATATCGGGTTGAATTAGATCGACTGAAGGGTAGTGATATGTATGACTACATCGTTATTCGTATTATTACATTAGTTGTAGAAGCGCCTAAAGTAGATACAACTCCGGTTATTAATGTTTTTACTCCAGCTAATATGTACAAAATGGTTATGGCATATTTTAGTAAAGATATTAAAACAAATTTAATCACATATTAACCTATAGAACAAGAACAAAACGAATCATTGCGAAAGCAGTGGTTCGCTTTGTTGTCTTGTCACTTTTTTTAACGTACATTTATATAGGGGAAGTCTACTCAGCTTAAAGAAAAAAAATCTAAAGTAGCCTACCTCTGATCTCTTCACGCATTTCATAGCGCGCCCGTCTTATTGACATATAAATTTAAACTTTTTTGTTGACCAAACAAATAATTTTGTTGTCAACGTTTTCACCGTACATTTAATACATGATAATAATAAATAGAGAATGGAAAAGCGGTGATGCATTTGGAGGCGTTATGACCAAAGCATACGCCGACATCGAAGCGCAATACCTTAATTTTAAACCCGGTATTCGAGTATTACCCGCTGAATCGTACGACGAACCGTCGACGCCGTTTTATCTTAAAGCAAGATATGAGGCAGGAGAGAAAGCTAGTTTTCCGGATGGTGGATTTGAAGTTTATGGTCAAGCAAATGAGATACGATCGTTTGATTTAGATCAAGTTATTGTTCATCCGTACGAATTAAATCAGATGAAATTTTTTACCAAACAAATTACGGTAGAGAAAAAAATACAAGTATCTGATCCGAATGCTCCGAAACGAGGAAGAGGACGTCCGCCAAAAGAAGGAGATAAAAAGCCAAAAGCTGAATATGTTTCAACCGGACGTAAACGTGGTCGTCCGTCAACAGGCGCTGTTAAGAAACAGTATGTACCAACAGGTAAGCCAAGAGGTAGAGCTAAAAAAGTGTCAGAATAATTTCATTACATTTACATCAAATAAAAAAAAATATGAAACAATTTAAAAAAGGCGTTTACGGATTTGTCTATGATTCATGTTATGGTGAGGTTACTCACATATATGAGTGTAAGTTATCTAGAAATGAAGCACGTATTATTAGTGATTCACTTCCTAAAAATCATACATTATTTACCGAGTTAGATAATAACTTAAATGAATTCTTTGATTTTACATCAAAAGAACAATTGATGAATGATACGGAAGGATTAAATGAAGTATTTGAGTGGATTGATTAAAACGCAAAATGTCAAAATAAAAGTCGTACGTTTACATCAATGAAGAAATAAAGAAACAAATTTTAAACAATAAAACCCCTTAATTATGAGCTTAACAGCAGCGGCAATCGCCATTACAGACATGGATTTAATCCAGAAAATTTACGAAGTATTACCTTCGAATTTACAAGAACAAATCAAAAATGCTTATCCTGACATTTTTGGAGAAGAAAAAACCGTTGGAGTAGGTCAACGTTACGAAAACACTGATGGAGATGAGTTTATTCTTGCTCACGAACATGGTCATGTTGCTTTGGTTAGTCTACAAGATGGTAGTATCTTGAACACAGTGAAAGTAGGAAATGTAAATCGTCTTACAGAAGATGAAATTGAAGAAGTTTTTAATGACCTCAGTGATTGGGAGTTAGTTGATGAGGGGTGTTAAAAACCCCTCCCCTAAAAAGGGGATAAATTAAAATTTTTTAGTCAAAACAAAACACGTACATTTAATTAATAATAAAAAATAAAAACAAATAAAGGTTATGCCACACACACAAACAACAACAGTAAAAGCACGTCCAGGACGTCCATCAAACCCAAACTCTAATCGCCAAGTGCAATTAGCAGAACGAGCAGCACGTATTGCAGCCGGAGGTTCAGCGAGTAAAGGTCGACCGACCAATCAATCATCAGCACGCCAAATGAAATTGGCTGAGCGAGCAGCGCTTATTGCAGCCGGTGTTATGATTAAAAGAGGACGCAAACCAATGCCTAAGGCAGAAGAGACACCAGCTGAATAGCTGGTGTTTTTTCGTCAATAGTTTTTTCGTAAATTTATCTTAAATAAAAAGTCAGGTGGCGGAATGTTATCAACCCCGTTCTAGATGTAAAAATAATGTGGTTAGAATCCACTACGGGGTCAATGTTAACTTGGTAGACGCTAATGAACACAGCCCAATATGGCCTTCACCAGTGGTAATAATAAAAGATAAAATACCACACATACAGGTTCGATTCCTGTCCTGGCTACTTTTTTTCGTCAAATTTTTTTGCGCATATTTATATTAAATATTAAAACAATGGAAAAACAAGAACTTAAACGTATGCAGCAATTAGCAGGTATTATTAAAGAAGAATTAGATTACAGTAAAATATCTAACATTGAATTGGAAGATATTTCTATGAGGGATTATCCTGATTTTTCAGACGCATACATTTCATACGCTGATTATGATGGTGTACCAATGACTGGTGATCAATTAGATGAACTTAATAACGACGGTGATTTTGTATATGACGCTATTATGGACAAACTTTTTTAATAATAAATTTTTTTGCGTACGAGGATAATCAAAAAACATAACGTACATTTAATATAATAAATAAACCCACCGCTCCCGGGCGCGGTGATAATAGAGTGAGGGTGAAAGCGCATCACCGATGCCAATGATGGGAAGTTGGTACACAATGGTGGTAATACAGACCGCCGAGCGTAGGTAAAAGCATCCCTACTTTTTTTCGTCAATATTTTTGTTATACATTTATCTAAATAAAAATAAAAACATGGAAAAAACAGTTACGTCAGAATTTAAAAGAATGCAAAAATTAGCAGGTCTTACTGAAGGAAACAAATCAATGTCAAATATAGAACAATTTATAAATGATAAAGATTTTATGGAATCTTTTATAGCAAATGCTGAGGAATCTTATGAATATTTTGGAGATTTCAAAAATATGTTTGATGTATATGAAGAAGAAGGATTAACTGACGAACAAATAGGAGATTTATTAGAATATTGTGATAAAATGATTTAATAATAAATTTTTTTGCGTACGAGGGTGGTCAAAACCACTCTCGTACATTTATCTAAACAAAAAAATATGAATAAGAAAAAAACATTAATTGTAAGAATTCTCAATTTAAATGGGACATGGCAGGGTTATAAATTAATAACACCACATGCTTATGATAAAGCAACATGGCCTGAACCAGGTAAACAGTTTGATACGTTGAATGAAATAATTGAATTTTATAAATTACAAAACGTACGTGAGTTGGGTGTAAAATACTCTTACGATAATAAAGATCAAAAATACGGAATTGAAGAATGGGAAGCATATTTACCATAAATAGTCAGAATTATTTTCGTACATTTATCTAAACAAAAATAAAGGTTATGAACACAAAAATCAAAGTAACAGATTTAAAATCCGGACACTCAATATTCGGTAACAAAGGTACAGTATGGTCTAACACAGCCCATATATACAAGTCAGGTCAGGGTAATTTATGCGGTACACCAGCATTAAGTAGTAATTGGGCACAAATAGAGAATATGACCCATGTTGGTTGTCCAGAATGTTTAGAGAAATATAATGAACAACTTAGTTAAACACTAATAGTCAAAATTATTTACGTACATTTATCTAAACAAAAATATAAAAACATGAAAACAAAAGTACAAATTAAATCGATTTTCGAACAAATTAGTGAACAAGTATTTAAAATGAACAACTTAAACGAGGTCAAAACTTACGTTGTAGATTTTGTTAATAATAAAAATATTAATGAAGTGGACAAACAAAACATTATTACTCAAGTTCAGAATACAAAATCTCTAACTAAATTTCAAACATACATTTGTAATAGTTTATTAAAGTATGAAGGTATGGGAGTTGGAGTAAAAAAGGAATTGTAATTATTTTCGTCAACGTTATTTACGTACATTTATCTAAACAAAAAAATAAAAAACATGAACAGAAAAGAAATTACCCCAGACTTTGTTTATCAAACATTTAAAGATTTAGACATCGAGATTCAAGAAGACATTGAATTAGGAAGTGAGGAGTGGATGGAGATTATATCTCATCTAGTAAGTAAAGATGCTTATAATGACTCTACATTTACAGAAGAGGATAATGCATATATAATGGAATTTAAAGATATGTTAGAGTATATTGGTATTATGTTATATTAAACAGACGCGTACGAGGGTGGTCAAAACCACTCTCGTACATTTAACTAAACAAAAATAAAGATTATGAAAATTAAAGTAATTAAAAATGCTTACTATGTAAGTGAAGATTTAACAAACATTGGTATGGTCAGTCAAGATGAATTTGAAGCCAGTTTTTCACATTTATTAGTTGTAGGTGATGTTTGGGAAAAAATTAAAGATGAAGAAGGTAATTTTGTAGATGATATTTTTACATGTATTGAAGGTAAATGGGAAGAAGAAAAAAATGATGGTTGGTGGGATTATGAAGATGTAATAGATTATTTTGAAGTAATTGAAAATTAAAATTATATTTTGCGTACGAGGGTGGTCAAAACCACTCTCGTACATTTAATTAAACAAAAAAATAAAAAATATGAAAATACAATTAACAAAAACAGCTAAACAAGAGTTAAAAGTAATTAATAAGCGATTTTTAGATGATGATAATAGTGATTATTATTTATTAACTGAGCGAGAAAAACTAGTTTGTGATGCCGGAATGTATGTTGATAATGCTTATACTAATAATTCGTTTAAACAATTAGATAAATGGTGTTTAAAAACAGGAATGAGTGAATATGAAAGTGAAACAGCTACTCAAATTGTTAAACAAAAGATAGGCAGAATGTTGATAGAAGATATAATAACAATAATAGAATAGAATGTGGTGAGTCAAAACTCACCACTTACATTTATCTAAACAAAAAAATATGGATAATCTAAGCCCAAAAATGGAAAAACGATACAACATGATCGTCAGTAATTTAAGAAAAGCAAAGTCTGAAAAAGATACAGACCGAATTTATTCCAATCATATTGTATTACTTCCTAAAAAAGTAAAGAATATAATATGTGATAGACTTATCAATATTGGATTAGCCGAAAAAAGTGATGATAATATATATTTGTTATATGATGATGGTTTGTAAATATTGTCAACGTTATTTACGTACATTTATCTAAACAAAAATAAATTATGAAGAATTTAGTAGGTAAAAAAGTTAGTGCTGTGGCGGATTGGGGTACCTATAAGGGTAGAACGGTAAATGGAATTTTATCCGTTAACGAAATTACAGGCCAGTATTTGGTAACCATAAAGATAGCGACAGTATCTGTAATGGAAGATACAATAGAAGGTTGTAAGAATAAATTGTAGTTAAATTTGTCAAAATAATTTACGTACATTTAATTAAATAAATAGTCAGGTGGCGGAATGGTAGACGCTAATGAACACAGCCCAATATGGCCTTCACCAGTGGTAATAATAAAAGATAAAATACCACACACACAGGTTCGAATCCTGTCCTGACACAAAGTAGAAACAACGTCTCCCCACTTTCTTGTTACCTGCAGGTGAAGGGTTTTTAAGGAGCAAATAATGAGGTGAAGATTAAATAGACGACAGCTTAAAGGCACTATTGATTTTATGTTGGGCAACCGATGTCCAACACTTCACCTTATATTTACATCAAATAAAAAAATATGAAACGAATAGTACACAATTTATTAGGATGGAATCGCACAAATGGTTTCGGAAACATTGTTGAACAACAACAATACGTTAGAACAACTCAACCACAGACTCGTTTGTCTCAGGAAGAATGGATAAAGCAATTTAGAGTGAGCCGTCAGTTCACGTTTATGGATAGGAATCACTACACTGAGGCCGTAGTGAATGTCGCTGTTTAGCCTCAAGTCATATTTTTAGTTTTTGTTTAGACATCGCCCAATAGAAATATTGGGCTTTGTTGTCCAAAAAAAGATCATACATTTACATTAAACAAAAATAAATAATAATGGAAACAAACTTACCAATAAATAGTATAGTGTCGTTTAATTTTACATCCATGGGATGGAACCAGATACAAACCCAACAAGCCGAGGGCATTTTTTTGGGGTACGAGCTTGTGGATCATGAGAATATTATCCGGCCGTTCAATCCTTCTGCAGTCGAAGGATCCAAGGGAATAATTGCCGTTATGAGGTGTGGGTATGAAACGCTGGCTCTTTATTACTGGCACAAACCAATTACCGACCTTGAACAATATAACAACTCAGATTTTAAATCAATAAAAATAAAATAAACATGCAGAATTTTTTGACCGCAATTGGAACCGTAATTGGAATTTTTTTAATCGCAGCCGTTTTAATGGGCTTGCCTCTAATGATCCTATGGAATTGGCTCATGCCCCACATATTCAATCTACCAGAAATTGGCTTCTGGCAAGCGGTGGGGATCAATTTCATGTGCTCGATTATGTTTAAATCAACATCATCAAACACAAAAGATTAAACGCCAGGATCCTTAGCTCAGCTGGTTAGAGCAACACACTCATAATGTGAAGGCCGCAGGTTCAAATCCTGCAGGATCCACTAAAACAAAATCAAATGAAAACAAGAACGTACCGTATCAGCATTAACAACAAGGGAACCATTACATACACCACCATCTCAGTTCAAGCACCGGCTGGATCCGGAGCCGCAATTCAACTGGCTGAATCGATGTACGGGGGATCCGGAATCTTCATCAGTATGCTCGGGATGATAAGTGAGGGTTAATGCGTGATTATTGTTTTGATTAGGGGTAAGGGGTAGACTATGTCTACCTCTTTTATTGTCAACATTATTTACGTACATTTAACTAAACAAAAATATAAAAACATGACAAATTTACTAGAACGTCTTAAACCAGAACACAAACAATCAATGGATCAAATATGGAAACCATATCCAACAACTAAAAGATCAATTGAACAACAATTAACAGATAATAAGTTTGTTAGTGGATTGAATTTCGAGACGGTAAACAGATTGTCTGATATATTGGGAGTGTCTAAATTTGGATTTATAGACATTTATGATATGTTTGAACAAGGATAATACAATAAAGAGGGACAGATAATGTTTGTCCCTTTTTTTATGTCAATATAATTATATACATTTACATCAAACAAAAATAAAAAATATGAACATTACAGAATTAATTGAACATCTAACACAACTAAAAAACGAACATGGTGATAAAGATGTAGTATTAAAAATTACAGACCATACAGATTGGGACTATCATTTCTATCATCCAGGATTTATAATAGATAATGTATATGATGATGGTGATGAAGGTGAATTTGAGGAAGACACTGAGTATTGTGTTTGTGAAATAAGTATTTAAAATAGAATAATTAATGTGTACGAGGGTGGTCAAAGCTACTCTCGTACATTTATCTAAACAAAAAAATAAAAACATGAAAAACATTTACTTAATCTTCGTAGACATAAACGATGTATCTAACTACTGTAAAATTGAATGTGAAAGAAAAGACTTTATTAACTCATTAATTGAGAATGAATTGATTGAAAGTAAGGATGATATAAAAAACTTAAGTTGGATAATATTTGAAAATGGAAATATGATAAATTTTTCTAATTTTTGGTTCTTTTTAATAAATAAAATAGAATAATTAATGTGTACGAGGGTAGTCAAAGCTATCCTCGTACATTTAATTAAACAAAAATATAAAATATGGAATTAAGAGAAATTAAAGATTTAAGTGGTGAAAAATTAAGATTTAGTGAGTTTAAGGAGTATGTAGAAGATTATTATAAGAATAATAAGGAGTATGGAATAAAGAAGAGTAGTAGGTATTTTAAAGAAATAAAGTATTGTTATTTTAATTTAGAAGAAGGTTATAAAAAATATTGTTTATGTTTTGAATATTAAATTAATTTATATATTAATAAATTAAATTATAAATAGGCAAAATAAAAATATTATATTTATATAAATAAAAAAATAAAAATTATGAAAAAAGTATTATTAAGTGATTGGTTTAAATTTATGTTAGAAAATGAATTAAATGAAGAGTTGATGTGTGGATTAGGTGAAAAGAAAAAGAATTATATTAGTTTATGTAATGAATTTTGGAAATTGGAAGGTGAAGATAGAGATATTATGTTAGAAGATTTAAAGAAAGATGAGGGTATATTATATAAGAAAATGGTTGAATGGAATAAAAATGAATTATTAATAGAATTAGATATGAATATGGTGTGGTGGGAATATAGTTTAGAAGATTATTTTAGAGATATGTTTAGTAAAAATAATGATGATAATGATGAATTTAGTTTATTTGAATTAAAAGATATTAATAAGATGATGTATGGAGAAGATTATGATGATGAAGATTATTAATTTATAAATAGTCAAAATTAATTATGTATATTTAATTAAACAAAAAAATAAAAAAATATGGGAAATTTAAGAAATGTTAGTAAATGGTTAATTTTAGGAGTAATTGTATTAGATGTTTTAATTGTAATGAGTGGGATTTATTTATATAATCATTTTAGTATATGTTTTATTAAATAAATTTAATATTAAACTCCCTATTAATTTAGGGAGTTTTTTTATATAAACAGTCAAAACAATTACCGTACATTTAATTAAACAAAAAAATAAAAACATGACAATTCAATTAACACAACAAGAATCAGAACACCATTTCCACAACGCACTATGTAATGGATTGGGAGAAATTGGGTATTATGGTCTGGATTTAGATTACGATGATCAAAAATACAAAGACGCCAAAACCACCTTACAAACCCAATCCCCAACATCTGTAATATGTCATGAGGACATATTGATGGAAATGTTAAAGAGCGGAGGCACATTAACATTACTGGATAATGAGGATGATGATAATGAGGTAGCGTCAATCACAATTTCAGATGTACATGAGAGAGTAAGTCAAACACCAATTGAACATTTAGTGGATGCAATAACAGAAAATGATGATGCTACAACAGCGGATGTAATAATTCAGACGGTGTTCTTAAATGAGATAGTGTATGGTTAAAATTAAATAAGCAATATAATAATAAGGGAATGGGGCTCGTCAGAGCCTCATTCATACATTTACCTCAAATAAAAATAAATATGAACAACAAATTAATAAGAATGGATTTTACAATTCCCTTAATTATCATTATTTTATTGTGTGCTGTACTTGCAAGTTGCAAACCAGTTAACTTTGCAAACTGTAATCACATGCCTACAAAATTAAGGTGTACGGCAATTAAGTTTAACGGCAAGCAGTGCTTAAATAAGGCTGCAAGGAAATCAGCGTTGTGTAAGTATCATCTGGAAATATTTTACCCGGCAAATAAATAAAGAGGATAACAGATACCCGTTCCTCGGATCCCATCACCCACTAGCTTACGGAGCTGCTGGCTGGTGGGATCTTTTAATCGTAGGCCTCGTGCCCGCAAAAAAGAATGCCGGAAGCTTTATGCCCGCAAAAAGGATGCCGGAGGCTCCATACCCGCAAAAAGAACATCTGGTGTCGGGTCGCTATCGATCGTGTGCGGCCCGATAGCGGGGTGTGTGCGATCTGTCCCCACGTGAGCCGCGATCCATCGACGGGGCGCTGTCGGTACAAAAAAACTGCGACCAATTCTCAACACGCATATAATCTTTAACCATCGATTGTATATACTAATATACTATCCTAAAATCAACTATCAAATTTCGGATTAACCCATTTTGCCAATTTTTTATAAAGAGCCAAATTTAAGTTTTATAATATTTTTTATATCGATAAAAGTATATACTACCATTCTATATACTCAGCCCTTGGCTCACGCCACGGCTCATAACGTACTATAGTAGCGAATTGTTCCGGTTCTACTAATTCTCTAGCTTCACTAATTTTATCCGACCAATAAAAGCTACCCATACGATAACCTGCAAAGAAGTTATTGAATTTATCCATAACATAAAATTCCGGATCTTTATGTATTTTGTGTTTGTGTTTCATATATTAATTTTAATTTGTCAGCCCAAAATGTAGTGGAATATTTATAACCTAGCTGTTCTATTACTAATTGGGCTGTTATTTTATCTATAGCAAACATCTCACGTTTAGCATTTACCCGTTGTGCTTTAAAATGTGTATGTACTTCTCGCTCTAAAAATAAAGAATTATAACATTTATATTCATATACTACTTGCCATGGTATTGCTACTCCGGTACTAGATGATATTTCTTTGGCTCGTTCTGCTGGTGTTTTTGTTGTCATACCTATTTTAACCATATTAGGTACCGATTGGTTAGCCAAAATATATACATACTCAGTTGATTTAACGGTACCATTTTCATCTAATATTGAATTAGACAAATATATTACGTCTTCCCATTTATCGCCAGAATAACGCCCGTTACGCGACGGTATTAACGTAAATGCGTCTGCTTTATTTACGTCTTCTGGCTTTAAAGCAATATAATAATTTGATTCTTCTGGGGTTACATAGTACATTTTAAAATTAAATTTGGTAAAGCCAATATAAGATGGTTAATTTGACAATCAAAATATATTAGTGTATATAGCAAAATATATTAGTATATATAGATAGAGATAGGTGGGTGAAGGGCATACATAGTCTATTAGGTAATGATATTTATTAATATGAAATCATACGTAATAAAATTAGAAGATAAATCTGCATTTACTAATATATGCAGATCTAAGGGTATTGAGTTTAAAGAAGGAGACTTTAAAACAGATCGTATAAACGATACGTTTAGTTTTGAAGTAATGGATGAAGAAAAAATAAAAAATATCGATACATTATTAAAACAACACCCGGGTGTTGATGTTTTGAAGCGTTCTAGCATAAAAGAATCTCATTTTAGTTTGTTTCGTATAATAAGAGGGAATTAAAGAAACTTGGAGGTCCAAAGAAAAGGACGTAACTTCTCTTAATTGCATCTAAAAAATAAATAGATAGTAAAAAATAAATAATAAAATAACAATATGAGATTTAAAAACAATGTAATAGATAGGCTGGCACAGGTGGAGTCTACTCTAAAAAAAATTCAAATACAACTAAATAGAGGTGCCTCGGGTAATGATATTAGTGAAACAGTAGATAACATAGTCGCGCAAGTAGAATCTGTTAGAGAACTGATATTCACTGAGAATGATGATTTCGACCAACAGTTTAGAGGATAAGTAAATAAATAGTTATGTTAACATCGGATCAAATTCAAAAAGAATGGGAGACGTTTAAGTTTTATATTAAAGAATATATTACTGAGCCACGAGCCTCTAAATTAATTGAATTTTATATTAAGTATGAGGATAGAATAAAATATATTCCTGCCTCGTTTAATATTAAACAACATAGTGCATTTAATGGAGGTTATTTATATCACATTAATAATGTAGTTAAAAATTCACTTTCATTACATGAATTATGGGATGTAGCAGGAGTTAATCGTAAATATACTGAAGAAGAATTAGTATTTTCTGCTATAAATCATGATTTAGGTAAGATGGGGGATCATGAGTATATAGGATGCTTACATAACCCCTCAGAGTGGCATAGAACCAATTTAGGAGAAATGTATATCATGAATCCTGAAATGGAATTTATGACTATTCCGGACAGGGGATTATTTATGCTTCAATACCATAATATTCCTGTCACCCGTAATGAATGGATAGCTATTAAAATACACGATGGGTTATATAATGAAGCTAATAAACCTTATCTATTTAATAAGCCTAAAAGTGCTATTTCTCTTATTCTCCATCAGGCTGATTTGATGGCTGCTCGTATTGAATATGAACAGCAATATTTAAATGCTCCTAAATTAGAAAAACCAACAACCAATAATAAAAAACAAACAAGACCTAAAGCGTTTGAATTAATTAATAATTCAGATAAAAATAATGGTCTAATAAATGCCCTTGATAAATTATGATATATTTTATATTACTACATGTATTTGAGCTTATCGGAATATTATTCTATATGCTTATTAGAAAGAACCAAAAATTAGAAAAAGCCGTTAAGGAACAGCAACAATATGTTGATTCACTTAGTATTGTAATTGAACAATCTAACGATAGGTTAAAAGAACTAGACGATAAAGGTATGTTTGCGTCGGACGATGAAATTGGATTTTTCTTTGAAAATATTAAAGAAATTCAATCTATATTAAATGATTTTACTATTAAAGGATAATATGAATCATTACTACGAAGAAGATATAAATAAGTTTTTAGATGCTGAATTAGGTAAGGTAAGTCTTACTAAAAAAGGTCAACCTCGTTTACGTAAACCTAAGGAACCTCGAATATATTTTACGCAAGAAACGGAAGATGCTATTATTGAATATCTTCAAACTGAAGATACAATTCAAAGAAATTGTATATATAATGAGCGAGTATCTTATGCTTTTTATAAGTTAGCAGAAAATATCATTCATACATTTAAATTTTATTATACTGACATAGATACAATAGAAGAACTAAAGCATGAAGTAGTAGTATTTCTTCTTGAAAAATTACATCTATATAATCAAGATAAAGGTAAAGCATTTTCTTATTTTGGTACAATTGCTAAACGTTATTTAATAGTATATAATGAGAAAAATTATAAAAAATTACAGGAAAAAGCAGATATTGAAGAAATAGATGAAGATAAAACTATTTTATATGAAGTAATAAGAGAAGCAGACAATATTGCTAATCCTAATACCTTTATTAATCAATATATTGAATATATAGATACTTATCTATTCCAGTTATTTCCTAAACCACATGATGCTCGAACAGCGGATGCTATTCTTGAATTATTTCGTAAACGAGAATCAATAGAAATATTCAATAAAAAAGCACTATATATTTACATTCGTGAAATAACTGATGTATCTACACCGCAGGTAACTAAAATTACTAAAAAGCTTAAAATGTTATATATTAAATTATATAATGAGTATTATGAGCATGGTTATATAAAAATTTAATACATTCATATTTATTACTAAACGTTATTATGGCTGATTTTGATGATATAAAATTATTTGGTGAAACTAGTTTATCTGATATATTTAAACAAATACATAAAAATAATAAAAAAATAGACGGACAAATTGAAGGATTAGTAGCCGCTCTAAAACCTCTTGTAAATTCAGCAGGTGAGGCCGTTATAGTTATGCCTGTAGTTAAAGATTTAATTGATGTAAATGTTAAAAACAATGATCAATTAGTTAAAATGGCGGGAATAGCTCAACGGGCTTCTTCTCCTTCTAAGGCTTCTGATTCTTTCTTTGATGCTAATGAAATGCAAATGTTAATAGATGAACATAGGTTAACACAAGAAACAAGTAATAAATTACTTGAACAAGGTGAAACAGTTAAAAAACAAATAGAAGGATAATGTCAGTTATAACTCCTAATTCAAGAAGAGGTACGAGTAGTAAACTTCCTTCTTTTAATATAAATGATTACTTAAAACCAGTTGTTGGGCGGGTTGCTGGAATTATATTAGAAGAAAATACCCCTAATGAAACTTTATATAATAAATATGGTAAAGAATATGGAGTAGGAACTATTTTTTATAACATATATTCATCTACTAATAACAATCCCGTTACTGATGTAGATAGTGGAGAAAATTTAAATGGTAATACTGTAATACCAGCTAGACCATTTTTTGCTAATGATAAACAATATCCATTATTAGGAGAATTGGTTTACATTTTACAATTACCTAATCCTAAATCTGTAACATCTAATTCAAGTACATTTTCTTATTATCTAGGTCCTATAAATTTATGGAATAATTCTCAAACTAACCCACAATTTACGAACCAAGAAATATTTTTAGGTAATAAATTTGAACAAAGATCAGATATACCTACATTAAAGGTTTTTGAAGGGGATAAGCTTATAGAAGGAAGATATAATGCTGGTATTAGATTTAGTAATAGTAATTTATTAAATAATAATTTTTGGAATAGAGGTAAACAAAGTGGTGATCCTGTTTTAATTTTTACTAATGGATATAATCCTACTAAAAATAACATTCAATCCTCTAATCTATACTCAGAAGATATAAATAATGATAGTTCTACTATATTACTAACGTCTACTCAAACTATTCCTTTAAATACAACTGTCACTACTTCTAATCCGTTTACTAAAACTATATTACCTAAAAATTATTCAGGAAATGCTCAGATAATATTAAATTCAGACAGATTAGTATTTAATACTAAAAAAGATGATATATTATTATATTCTCAAACAAATACTGAAGTATATGCTAAACAGGATATAACATTAAATGCAGAAAATGACATAATATTAAATAGTAAACATATAATATTAGGAATACAAACACCTGATAAACCTCAATATCCAACACAACCTGCGGTTTTAGGTACTAATTTAGAAGATATACTATGTGATTTAGTAGAAGCGCTAGCTTCATTTGGAAATAGCTTAACATCTACTGTTTCTACTCCAGCTGGTTCACCTTTAGTTACTGTTAATACAGCAGGATCAAGTTTATCTGATAAAATATTAGATATAGTAGATAAAATAGACGGAATAAAATCAAAATCAGTATTTATAAAATCTAACGACTAATGACTCCTCAAATACCTGTAGAATCTATACAAGAAACTTTAAAAAAAGCATCTGAATTAAAAGCTCAGACGGATAAGATTAAAAAAGAAATTCAAGGTATTAATGATAGAATAAAACAAGTAGATGAAAATCTTGTTAAAGCTGATAAAGAAATTACTAGGTTACCTAATAAAAAAGTAATATTAACTGCTAAAATAACAAAACTACAAACTATTGATAAAGTATTACTTGATTTAAATAATGTGAAAAATAATCTTAATTTAGATTTAAAACACATTTCTAAAAATATTAGTGATAAAGAATTTCAAGATGCTAAACTTTTATTATCTACTTCATTTGATAATGAAAATAAAATAATTGATAATCAAATATCATTATACCGAGAAGAACTAGCTAATTCTGACAGATCTATTAATTTGCAAAAAACTAATATAAAACAAAAAGCAAAATCTAAAAAATTAAAAGTAGGAATAAGCAAAGATCAAAAAGCAGCAACTGTAAAAAGATTAAAATCATTAGCTAAAAAGGGAGCTTTACTTATATTGCCGATAGTAATAAATGCTCTTGTTAATAAATTAATAGAAAGCATAACTAAAATAAATCAATTAAATAAAGAGGTAAATGCTTTAAATTTAGAAATAGAAGCATATAATCAATCTCCTGATCCTGTTACTAAAAATATATTAGTTAAGAAAAAAAACGCTTTATTAAATAAAATAAATCAAGTACAAAAATTAATTAGAGATATTAAAAAATTAATTGATACCTTAAATACATACAATCAAATTTTTAGTATAACTATAATCGTAGCGGAAATTGGATTATCTTTAGTCCCTCAACCTCCTGTTGGTACTATAGGATTTCAAGCAGTTGTAAACAAAATTAAAAAAATAATAGAGGTAGCAACTCTTATAACACAAGCTTTAGCTTTAGTATTACCTATAATTTCTTCTGAGTTGGCTAAAGTAATAAATGATTTAGAGGAAATTAAAATACGCATTAAAAATTTAGAAGATCAACTTGAAAATAATAATCCACCAAATCAAGCATTATTATTACCATCTCAATTAGGTGTTATTAATGAAAATAATGCATATAATGGATTTAAATTTGTTATTAAAGAAGAAAACACATTGGGAGCTCCTGTAGTAAACGGAATTCATCGTCACTATGGTATAGCTATTGATGGTTTAGGTGTTGATGTACTTAAAACTGATCCATCATTTACACAAGATACAGAAGTGTTAATAGATCAATTAAAATTTATTATTGATTCACAAAATTTAAAAGGTTAAAATATTTATTAATATGAACGCAAAACAATTTAAAAATATAATTAAAGAAGCAGTTCGTGAAGCCGTTCGCGAAGAATTACGTTCTGTTCTATCAGAAACCCAACAACCACTACAAGAAACCAAAACTTTTAATTTTACTAGTAATGATGTAATGAAAGGCGGTTTACCGGATGATGCACGCAACTCATTAAGATCTAAAATGGGTATGGAATTTGGATTCCAACAACCATATAATAATCTACAAGTACAACCAAATGCTGAAAATCCATTTCAGGCTTTTTTAGATGACGCTGCTAAAAATATGGATGCGCGTGACTTATCAGGATTAAGAAATTTAGGATAATATGCCATTAAGTAATACTGTACAAACAAACCCCATTAATCTAAACAGAAATATTACTGTAGGAATATCTCTTCCCTTTAATAAACCCTCTGCTTTTAGAAGTACATATGACTTTAAACAACAAATAAAATTTAATTTAGTAAATTTATTACTTACTAATAGAGGTGAACGAGTATATAACCCCGATTTTGGTACAGATATACGAAAACAGATATTTAATCAAATGGTAGAGGGAACATTTGAAGCATTATCTGATGATATATCTAATACTATAGCTGCTTATATTCCCGAAATAACAGTAGAAAAACTTACAGTGACTCCCGGTCCGGTATATAATAATAATGCCGTTGTAGTAGATTTAACATACAGAATTAATATATCTAACGAAAGTGACACAATAACAATCAATTTTGAATAATGGCTAATAATAGTGTAAACATATCATATTTAAATAAATCTTTTGGTGACTTTAGGAGTACACTATTAGATTATGCTAAAACATATTTTCCAACATCATATAATGATTACTCGGAAACCGCAGTAGGTTTAATGTTTATAGAAATGGCTTCTTATATTGGTGATAATTTATCATTTTATTTAGATACTCAATTTCAAGAAAATTTAGTTAACTATGCTAAAGAAAAAAATAATCTAATAAATATAGCATATAGTTTAGGTTATACACCTAAAATGTCTTATGCTTCTTCTACTACATTAGATGTATATCAATTAGTCCCTAAAATAACTAGTGGATCTCAGTCCGTACCTGACTACGATTATGCTATTAAAATTTCTGAAAATTCACCTGTTAAAAGTATAAATAATGTTAATTTCCTTACTACAGAGGAAGTAGATTTTAGTAATAGTATTAATAGAGATGTAACATTTTATAACGTTGATTATTTTTTACTTAAAAAAACAGTTAAAGTAATATCTGCTGAGAAAAAAACAACAACATTTACATTTACTAGTCCTACTAAATTTACTAGTGTAGATATAGAAGATAATAAAATACTACAGATATTAAATATAGTTGATGATATTAATAATCAATGGTATGAAGTACCATATTTAGCTCAAAGTGTTATACTTAACCCCACAACAAATCTATCTACAGCAGATAGTGGCTCAGTACCATATGTTCTAGGATATAAACAAGTACCACAACGTTTTGTAAGTAGATTTACAAACGACAATACATTACAATTACAATTTGGAGCTGGAACTTCTACATCAGCAGATAATGTATTATTACCTAATCCTGACAGTACTCAATTAGGTATTATTCCTAATATATTTAATTCTAACTTTAATAAATCAAACGTATATATTGCTAGAGAATATGGTTTAGCTCCTTCAAATACAACATTAACAGTTACTTATTTAGTAGGTGGAGGTATAGAGTCAAATCAACCGGTAAATACAATTACACAAAAAGGATTTACAATTTCCAATATAAGTTTTAAAAATTTCACACCCATTTCTAATCCTACATTAGGTAATACTATATTCGATTCATTAACATTTAATAATCCATATCCCTCATTAGGTGGTAGAGACGGAGATACTGTTGAAGAAATTAGACAAAATACACTATCATCATTCTCAGCACAAGATCGTGTTGTAACACAAGAAGATTATATTAACAGATCATTAAGTATGCCTAGTCAATATGGTAATATTTCTAAAGTATATATCGAAAATACAAACCAAAAACTATCAGACGGTACTATAAACTATTCAGCATTAGATTTATATGTATTAGCCTATGATTCAAATAAAAATTTAACAGCGGCTACTACAACATTAAAAAATAATTTAGCAACATATCTAAATAATTATAGAATGTTAACTGATGCTATTAATATTAAAGACGCATATTACATTAATATAGGCGTTAACTTTGATATTACTACTATTCCCCAAGCGTCTAATAGAGAAGCACTAAACGCCTGTTTAACGTCCTTAAAAAATTATTTTGCTATAGATAATTGGCAACTTAATAAACCTATTATATTAGCTGATGTATATTCATTATTATTAAAAATTCCACAAGTTCAATCTGTACGTAAAGTAGAAATTGTAAATAAACAAGGAGGAAATTATTCACAATATGGATATGATATAGTAGGAGCTACTAAAAATGATATTATATATCCGTCTTTAGATCCATCTATATTTGAAGTACGTTATCCTGACACAGATATCCAAGGTAAAGTTATTACCTTTTAATTATAAAAATTTAATTTTCTTATATTTATATATAGTAATTACATTAAAATATGGCTGTATATAAAATATTTCCTGAAAAATCGGCAACTATATATTCATTCTACACAGGATCTAATTCTGGATTAGATGAAATATTAGAAATTAGTTCATATCGTGCGAGTGATGATACAGCACAAGTGGCACGATCATTAATTAAATTTCCTACTTCTGAAATTACTAATTTATTTTCTACTAAAATAGGCACTAGTTCATATGATGCTTATTTAAAATTATATTTAGCTAACGCTAGTGAAATTCCGTTAGATTATATAGTTAACGCCCATACTATTACAAGTGATTGGAATATGGGAACTGGACGTATAAGTAATTATCCGGCAACTACTGACGGTGTAAGTTGGGGTTGGAGAACATTTGAAGGAGGAACAGCATGGTCAGCGGCTGGTGGAGATTATAATCAATCAACTAATATATCATCTCAATCATTTAATTATCCTGATTCTAAAGATATAGAAATGAAAGTTTCTAGCGCAGTAACAGCGTGGTCAAGTAGTAATGCCTTTAACTATGGATTACTACTAAAACTATCAGGCTCATTAGAGTATACTACATCTTCTGTATTTGAACTAAAATACTTCTCAGGAAATACTCATACTATATACCCACCGTGTTTAGAAATTAGATGGAATGATTTTGTTTGGAATACAGGATCATTATCATTAGTAACATCTGATAATACAGTTGTTACGTTAGGTAATAATAAAAATACATATCAACAAGATTCAATACAGCGTTTTAGAGTAAATGCAAGAGATCGTTATCCTGCTAGGACTTTCAGCATTACTTCCGTATATTTAAATAATAAAGTATTACCAACAGCATCCTATTGGTCCATAGTAGATGTAGATAGTGAAGAAATTATAATAGATTACGATACTACTTATACAAAACTAAGTGCAGATAATACGGGAAACTATTTTGATATTTATATGAACGGACTAGAACCAGAAAGATATTATAAAGTATTAATTCAATCTGTTATTAATGGAAGTGTAGTAATATTTGATGAACAATACTACTTTAAAGTAATTAGATAATGACTAATGTAACACTACAAAATACAGTTATAGGAAGTGGATATGATAAAGTTATAGATACTGAGTTTAGAACATTTGGCGCTAACGCTACTGCTAATTTAGGTCAAGTAACGTTAGAACAATTCTTTCAAGAATATAATGATTTATTTTATCAAATACCTAAAGAAGGCGATTTAGAATCACATACTTTTATTTTAAATAAAACAATAGAATATCTAGGAGTTAAACTAGCAGACGATGAATCTATTCAAGCACTATTAGATGAAATTGATGGATTAAAACGACAAATATTAGAAACAAATAAAACGATAGCTGATATATCTAATACAACTAAAAAATAATGGCTAAAATTAACATAGTAGGAAATGTTGTTAACTCAACTGTTATAAACAGATACAATACTTCAGACACATCTTTAACGGGAACTCAAATAATTGACTATCAGTTTGATACTACAACGGATTATATTGAATATATAGTTTATGATATTGCTAATAATATTCTTAATTTAAGTTATTCATATTCTAATTATACTGTTCAATCACTTAATGATGATAAAACTTTCTCTGCATTAGATATAAATCCGGAAGAAGATTTAAAATTATATCAAAATGCGGGTGAATTTAATACTCAATATAATTTCTTTAGAAACGTCATTGGAGATTCTATTAATCAAGACTTATTTATTAAGGAAATATCACCTGATAGAACCGAATTAAAAATAAGTTCAACAATATATAATAATACCCAGCTACAACAATATGCTGATAATCTTATAAATGAAAAAAATAGTTCACCATATTTAAAAACACATTTATTAAATTTTGGAAACAATAATGTTCATTTAATAGTTAATATTGCTTTAGATAAAACAAATCCTACAGAATATTATATATTATTTAAATTGTATGAACCCCTTTCATTTGATATTAATGAAAAAGATAGTTTTTGGGTTGTTGAAGAAATATCTAATTCACTTATATTTGATATTGATCTACAGAGTGTTATAACTCCTGATGATTTACCAACATTACGTGGAGCCAATTTTGGTATTGAAATCAAAGAAAAAAATACTCTTCCTACTCAATATCAATCATATAGTACATTATTACAATTTACTGGTTCATCACTTCAAACTATATTAAATAGTTTAGGACAAACTTCTATAGATATTAATGTAAATTATACTGATTTTAGTAACTTTGTAAGATTTGGATCTGCTAAAAAACGCATAGACAATTTTTATTATAAGGTAAAACAAATTGAAGACTACAACAACTTTATTACATCATACTCAGGTAGCGCTTCTACTACGTCGGGTTTACAAGCTCAAATAGGAACATATTCGTCTAGTATTAATGATATTGTATCTAAATTTGATGGATTTGAAAGTTACTTATACTTTCAGACTAGTTCAATTACATATCCTCACGCTAATGCTTTACCACCCTATATACAACAATCAACAGGATCAACAGCTACTTTAGCTTGGTATAGTGGATTAGCCAGTTCAGCATCTTATTATGATACTAACAATAATGATCATTTATATTATTTAATACCTGAATATGTTAGGATTGATAGTAATAATGAACCTTATATTACTTTTATAGATATGATAGGTCAATATTTTGACAACATATATATCTATTTAAGATCAGTAACAGATTTATATAAAAGTTATAATAATTTAGAAGAAGGTGTATCTAAAGATTTAGTATATTATGCTTTACAAGATTTAGGTGTTAATGTATATAACAGTAATGAAGATGATAACTTAAGTAATTATTTTATAGCAACTAGTGGTAGTAATGTTCCTACAAAAGATTTAGTAGCTGAACTATATAAACGTATTTACCATAATATTCCTTTATTATTTAAAGGTAAAGGTTCATATCGTGGTATGCAAGAATTAATTACTACTTTTGGTATTACTGGTAGTATATTAGGAATTAAAGAATATGGTGGTGATTCAAATACTCATGCTGCTTTAACAGATTATAGTACTGATAAAGTTAGAGTAATAGATGAACATATATTTTCTGGGAGTTTATATGGTTCTACAGGAAGTGTATTATCTCCTTTAGTAAAATTAGCTACAACTAGTACTTATACTAATTATAAAAACGACAGTGACCGAATAGAAGTTGCATTTTCTCCACAAAACCAAATTGATACTAAAATCTCAGCATCTATTATATCATCATATCCTACATTTAGTATAGATGATTATATTGGAGATCCAAGATACGCTAGTTCTACTGAATATGGTAGTTTAAATAATATTCGTTATCAGGCTATTTCATCATCATTTACATCATCATATGATATAACGGGATTTATTAAACTTATTAAATATTTTGATAATACGTTGTTTAAAATGCTTAAAAGTTATGTTCCGGCTAAAGCTAATTTAACTGAAGGTGTTACAATACGTCAACAAGCATTAGAGCGTATTAAATTTAAACGTAATGAACCTGGCGTAACTGAACAAGATGTATATGATGCTAAATTTAATGGTCCTACTATAACTGAAGATAATAGTTATATATATGATAATTTAGGAGGAGATAAAGCATCCTTTTATAATGGTGATATTGTAGGAAGTTACATTAATATAGGTGCAGAATATTCTAATCAATATAATCCTTATCTCCAGAATACAACCCAAAGTGTATATTTTAATGAATGGGATTTTAATCACTCTGATTATAATGTAATGTTAAATAATGTATCTTCTAGTAGAGTATCATTAGATAGATTACGAACAGAAAAACAACCATTATCTACCCAAAGCGTATTATCACCAGCAGAAATACAAGATTCATATAAATCATTAACGTCATATAGACTATCAAGACACGATGGTGTTAAATTACAGGCTAAATATTTAAATGCATTTACAAGCGCTTCTTCAACATATGAGGGAGATATATCATATGATGGTAATCCATTATTAGATTATTTAGATAGTTGTATATATGAAGTAGAATGGGGTGGAGGAGGATATCCTGAAATAGAGAATGGTGGTGGTATAAGATTAGGATATATATATTTAGTTGGAGAGACTAAAGACGATGTAATTAAATTAATACCGGGTGATCCAACGTATTATAATATTTTAGAAAAAAACATACCATCTTTATCTACAGCAATATATAGACGATATGATAATAGTGCTGCCATTACTAATAATATAACAGTAACTTATTCTAACATAGGACTCCCAGGAGCATCATATTATATAGCTTCAAATCGTGTTGATCCCTCGGGAGATTATTGGGGAGGCTTTTATCCAACCGGTTCAACTGGTGATTCTTCACATATACGTTTAGACGGCGCTCAAGGCACTTCAATACCATTAGCAGAAATAAACGGAGATGGATTTTTACAACAAAGTGTAACTAGTATACAAACCTATTATTGGTTAGAGTATTTAAAAAATGGAGGAACATCAATAGACGGTAATCCTGATAAAATTCGCCTTAAAGATAGATGGTTTGTAAGTTTTTATAGTGGTAGTGGTGGTACGGGATCTGCTACTCTTCAAACAGGATTACCTTTAATAACAAATGGAACTCCAATGGAACAATATGGTTATCCATTTGAAATTGATTATATATTGGGGGCACCCTTCGAAGATTATATATATTTAAAAGATGGTCCTAACAATAGTATAAAATATTGGTTTGAAACGGGTTCTACTTATAAAAGTGGAACAGGTGTACCTATAGGAGCAACAGGTAGCATTAACCAGTCATACACGGGTATGCTTATAACTAAAGCCGAATATCCTAACTCTGGTCTAACAATATTTGGTATACCTAGTTTTAATTTCGCAGGTATGAGTAAAGGATATATTATAACACCATATCCTAAAGACGTAATAAAACAAAATGTAGATTATATTACTAAAATGTATGGTAATAATCCTTCTAATTAGATTTGGAAAATAAACTGAAATTATATATATTTATAAACATATAAACAATGCTAAAAAATGGCAATATTAAATAATACAACAATAACAGTAGATGCTGTTTTAACTACAAAAGGACGTGAATTATTAGCACGTAACGATGGTTCATTTCAAATTACACAATTTGCGCTAGCAGATGATGAAATTGACTATACTTTATTTAACCCCACCCATCCATCTGGTTCTGCCTATTATGGTCAGGCTATTGAAGCTACACCAATATTAGAAGCTATTCCTAATGAATCACAAATAATGCGTTATAAATTAGTAACATTACCTCGTGGAACTTCTAAATTACCTATTATAGGTAGTGTGGGTGCTTCAATTACATTGAAACAAGGTGAATCTAAAACAATTACACCATCTACACTAAATTATCTAGGTGCTGTTTCTACGTTTGAATCTAATGGATATACAGTAACAATAGCTGATGCTAGATTGGTAGCAGCATTTGATGGTTCTGGTATTAATATAACAGCTGTTGGTAACGCTGGATTAAATACAACAACAGGTACAGCATTATCTAAAACTCAAGTTGGTACTACATTCTCTATTACCGGTACTACAATTAATACATTATTCCCTAGTGGTGCTCAAACATCTGTTGGTACATCATTAACAACAACTATTACCTTTATTGGTAGAGATAGTGGAGCTAGAATTTCTATACCTTTAAACATAACAAAAATATAATTTAAAATATGTCATTTTCAAGATACTCAACAGATGATTCAGTAATCAGCTCAGAAGCCGTTGTAACCGGTTTATGGAGTAACGGTACTAATACATTAAGTACATTTTTTACATCCAGTACAAATACAGGTAGTGGATATGAATATTATGTAGACGTTTATAATACAGGTTCAACATTATCTGGATCTTCAACGCAATTTTCTATCCAATATGCTCACGTAAACGGCTCAGGATCAGCTTATTTAAATGCTGGTGTACCTGGTATTAGTCCTTCTCGTATTATATATGGTGAATATAGGAATTTAGTTTACGGAGATGAAAATACAAACTTTGTATTTAGTGGAAGTGCTACTGCTGATCAAGATTTTTTTGTACTTAATTTTGCTCGCTCTAGATATAAAGAGAGCTTATATCCTGGTTCATTATTATTGTGTTTAAGTGGAAGTAGTGGTAAGTTATGGTTAACAGATAACAGTACAGTAATTACATCTACCCAATTTTTAGGAGAAAATAGATATTTTAATTTAGTTAATACAGCATCATTAAGTGGTACTTCATATGGATATGTATTTCCTGATTTAGATGTTGTCCTTATTAACCCGGATTTAGTAGGAAGTGGATATATTACTACACCTTCTCGTACTGCTAATACTAATACAAGTAGTTCATTATTATTATTTAATTCAATTAAATTAGGAGCTAACTTTCAATTAAAATCACAAGAAACAATTTCATCTCGTTATTTCTTTACACGTGTAAAAAATAGTGAATTTAATTACACTACAAACCCTTCAGTAATAGATAATGCTGGTAACTTAATTTATAGTTTATTAGTAAATAGTCCTCAAACATATATTACAAGTGTTGGATTATATAATGATAACAATGAATTATTGGCAGTAGCTAAATTATCTAAACCACTACCTAAAGACTTTACTAAAGAAGCTTTAATTAGAGTTAAACTGGACTACTAAAATGTTATTTACTAAATGTCATCATTCAAAAGAGTAAACCCTGCAGACCAATTTCAGGATAAAATAATAGCTAACAAGCGATGGACAGGAACTTATAGTTCCTATCCTTATAGTGATGACTATATAAAAGTATACACAGGACAAAATATACAAGATACATGGACATCTAGCAGTATTCAAAGCCAAAGTGTATATTACCAATTAGAATATAATACTATTAATCAGTTATTTTATCAAGATTATACTACTGGATTAAATACACAACAACGAACTGCATTTTCAAATAATTATGAAAATGTTAGTTCTACTAGAGCTACAGCTTCATACTTTATATATAATGAAAATCCATTTTATTATACTGAATTTCCTACTAATCCTAATGATACTATAAAAACTCTTTATATAGATAAAGATGTATATGGTAATAGAATATTCCCGGGTTCATTAATCTTATCATCCTCAAATTATTATATATTAGACGATGGAAATGGTAATTTATATGATTGGAAATATGTTTTATCAGGTTCAAATTTATATTATGTTTCTGGAGGATATGTAGATTATAATTATATCCAAGAATATATAGCCGCTAGTGGTAGTGCCTTTTTTGTGGGAAATATATTTTATTCATTTGGTTTAAGTGTAATTACTAGTCAATATTATCAACAATATTTCCCTATAAGTAGCTCAACTCCTATGCTTATATCATTTCAAAATGAATATCCAATATATGAAAATTATATATATTGCAAAACTAAAGCAGGAGAATTTAACTTAACTTACAATCCATCATTATGTCCTAGTACTGGAAGTACAGTAGCAGATTTTTCTACTGGTTCTATAGTATCTGGTTCTACGTCTACGTATTTTACTCCATACGCTACCTCTATAGGTTTATATAATGACTATAATCAATTATTAATGATTGCAAAATTGGCTCAACCCACGCCTATATCATCAGATACTGATATGACGTTTGTAATTAGATTTGATACTTAAAACGTTAAATAAATATATATGAATCCATATAAATTCTTTGAATTTTTAGAACAAAAAGAAAACAGACAAATACCAATTAGATTTAAATTTTTAAAAGACCCAAATTATCAAATTACTCAAAAAGAGGCAAATGATAATCTTGATTTAAGTAATACCCCAATAACATCACTACCACCTGGTCTAACATTTGGGGGTTATCTTAATTTAAATAATATACCAATCACATCTCTACCCCCAAACCTAAGTGTAGGAGGTGATCTTGATTTAGGCGGTACACCAATCACATCCCTACCTCCAAACCTAAGTGTAGGAGGTGGTCTTAATTTAAATTATACACCAATCACATCCCTACCTTCGGACCTAAGTGTAAGAGGTGGTCTTTATTTAAATAATACACCAATCACATCCCTACCTCCAAACCTAAGTGTAGAAGGTGATCTTGATTTACACAATTGTAAAAATTTAACATCCCTACCCCCAAACCTAAGTGTAGAAGGTTATCTTAATTTAGGCGGTACACCAATCACATCCCTACCTCCAAACCTAAGTGTAGGAGGTGATCTTAATTTACACAATTGTAAAAATTTAACATCCCTACCTCCAAACCTAAGTGTAAAAGGTTATCTTTATTTATACAATTGTAAAAATTTAACATCCCTACCTCCAAACCTAAGTGTAAAAGGTGGTCTTGATTTACGCAATGCACCAATCACATCCCTACCTTCGGACCTAAGTGTAAGAGGTAGTCTTTATTTAAATAATACCCCGCTATCTAAATCACATACAAAAGACCAAATAAAACAGATGGCTCCTGGTGTTAAAGGAAATATTTATATATAAAAAATATGATACAAGTTACAAAATCACTATTCGTTGATGATTTAATCAACGATCCAATATTTAATATAGATGACTACTATGGTTATGTTTATATGACGACTAATCTAGAAAATGGACGCAAATATATTGGTAAGAAAATATTTAAACATACCACAAATAAAAAATTAGGTAAGAAAGAATTAGCAGCCCTGCCCATTCAGCGTGGTCGTACCCCATCTAAGAAAAAAACAATTAAAGAATCTGATTGGAAGACATATTATGGGTCCGCAGACGAGGTTAAACAGTGGGTTAAATCAACACCTCCCGATAAATTAATACGTGTTATATTACGCTTATGTCATTCATCTAAGGAATTAACATATTATGAAACTAAATATATGTTTGATTATGATGTATTAACTGATGATAAAATATGGGTAAACGGGAATATATTAGGAAAATTTTATCCAAAAGATTTGGTATAGTCAAATAATAATATTATCTTTTAATTAATGGATAATACTATTTTATTAAATTTACTAGAATCTGTTCTAGGTAAAAGTCATAACACAAGTAAAGGTAATGCTGCTTTTAAGTGCCCTTTATGTAATCATCATAAACCTAAATTAGAAATACAACTTAACACAAATGAGAAAGGAGAAAATCCATATCATTGTTGGGTATGTAATGCTAGAGGTAAAAAAATATCTGCATTATTTAATAAAATACAGGCCCCTATTAATAAAATAGAGGAATTAAAATTAATAATACAGCCCGGTAAAACTATAGAATATATTACTGAGGAAATTAGAATGCCTAAAGAATATATTTCGTTAAATAATATAGACGTTTTAGATAAATTAACTAAATTAGAAGCTAGACGAGTAATATCTTTTTTAAAAAAACGTAATATTACATTAGAAGATATACTAAAATATGATATAGGTTTTTGTAATGAGGGTAAATATAGTGGAAGAGTAATCATACCTTCATATAACGAAAACGGCCAAATAAATTACTTTGTAGCCCGTTCATATGGAGAATCAGACCGTAAATATAAAAATCCTCCTATATCTAGTAAAGTAATAGGATGGGAATTACATATAAATTGGGACGCTCCTGTAATATTGTGTGAGGGTGTATTTGATGCTCTTACAATAAAACGCAATGTTATTCCATTATTTGGAAAAACAATTAATGAAACATTGATGATGAAGTTAGTAACATCTACTGTTAAAAAAGTATATATAGCTTTAGATAAAGATGCTTATAAAGATGCTTTAAAACATTGTCAAACATTAATAGATTATGGTAAAGAAGTATACTTAGTAGAATTAGATGGTAAGGATGCTAACGAAATAGGATTTGAACATTTCCTTACAATATTAGAACAAACTCCTATACTAACATTCTCAGGATTATTAGAAAAAAAATTAAATTTATGATAGAAAAAAACACAAATATTGTTAAAAACAATAAAATTAAGCGCATTATTGAACATAGTGAGGGAGACAAACAGATTAATATTTTAGATCAGCGTTTTTATAAACGTAATAATGAATATTATCCTTCTGTAACGTCTGTTTTAAATTATTTTCCTAAAAATCAATTTTTTCATTCTTGGCTTAAAGATGTAGGACATAATAGTGATATTATTGCTTCTAAAGCAGCAGCCGAGGGTACACAAGTACACAATGCTGCTGAAGATTTTATTAATAGTAAAGAAATTACATGGATAGATGAATACGGAAATGCTAAGTATAATCTAGATGTTTGGAAAATGATATTAAAATTTGCTGAATTTTGGAACACCTATAAGCCAGAATTAATAGAAACAGAGTATCATTTATTCTCAGATGAACACAAATATGCAGGAACCGCAGATTTAATTGTTAAACTAAATGATAAAATATGGTTACTTGATATTAAAACCTCAAATTCATTACATACGTCTTTTGGACTTCAATTATCCGCTTATGCTAAAGCATGGAACGAAACCCATAATGAACATATTGAAGAAACCGGTATTATTTGGTTAAAAGCAGCTACACGGGGTGCCGCTAAGGATAAAATTCAAGGATCGGGATGGCAATTAAAACAATATAGTGACATAGATAGAAATTTTAATATGTTTAAAAATGTATATGAAATATATAAAATGGAAAATCCTGATGATAAACCGGTAACTTTAACGTTACCTACTAGCATAAAACTAATAAACTAAATATTTATTAGTATGAATACTTTTTCAATACAATGGTGGAAAGACATTTTAATAAATGAAATCCAATTAGGTGATGAACAATCACAACCGAGTGAACCTACTAAAACAATAGCGATGTATCCGGGTATATTTAAACCCCCATACAATAATCAAGCAGATGTAGTAGGAGAATTGCTTTCTAAAAGCGATCAAGTAGTTATACTAATATCACCTGAAGATAGAAACGGGGTTACAGCTGATGAAAGTGTAATGATATGGAATATATATAAAGAAGTATTAGGCAAGAATATTGAATTAAAAATAACATCCGGCGATCCTATGAAGGAAGCATGGAATACTGCAAAAAATAATCCTGATACTAAATTTATAATTGTTACATATGATGATAAATCACCGGAATTAGATAATGTTGAAGTATATAAAATACATGATTCTGATAATTCAAATATGACTGCTTTTAAACAAGCTTTAGAAACCGGAGATGCTAGTAGAATTAAAAATTATCTTCCAAATGGAGTTAGTGAAATAGATATAATGTCTATATTCCAAATTAAACCTGATCTTAATGAGCCTGAAGAAAAACATCCGTTAGATGTTCCGTCGCCGGCTACCGATTCTATTAATACCCGAGAACTTCAAGAAATTCAATTAGGTCGTGAACCTAGCCCATATCAAGAATATATTCGAGCTAATGCTGGAAAAGTAGAAGCAGCTGCTGATTATTTTAATTATCCTATCCCAGACTTACAATATGCTTTTTTCTTATCTAAAGAAGTTGTAGTTAGTGATGATATATGGGAAAAATTAGAAAACAGTAATTCATATAATATTACTTCATTAGAAGAAGTAATTAAAATGGCAGATAAACAAGGTATAGATATATTACCTTATATTAGAGCTATTAAAAATGAAGAACAACTACCGTTTCCTTTAATATTTAATTATAATCCTGATAAATATTATTTAGTAGGTGGAGATATTATTTTATCCTTATATAAGGCATTAAATGTTATTCCTGTTGCTTTATTAGCAACATTAGATTTACAGGATAAAGAAGATATATCTAAACAAGAATATGATCTAAAACGAGCAGTAGACGAAATAAAAACTAAAAATGATAGTTTAAAAACATATTTGAGCAAATTTATGAAATATGCTACTGAAACTTTACGACTACAGACTCAACCAGAAGGATTAACATTATCTCAAGATACTGATAAATCACGTACTGATCATACATTTGGTCATTTTGATCCTGAAAATAAAAAAATATGGTTATATGTTAAAAATCGAAATATAGCTGATATATTGCGTACATTAGCTCATGAATTAGTTCATTTAAAACAAGCTGAAGAAGGTAGAATATATCCGAGCAGCGGTGAAACTGGTTCTCCAATTGAAAATGAAGCAAATGCTATGGCCGGTGTATTATTACGTAACTTTGGTAAAGAAAATGAAGGTATATATGAGGGCTTAAAGAAAAAATATGGAGATTATTTATTTGGAGACAAAGAATCGGGTACTAAAATAGGTTGGTATAATGAAGAAAAAGAAATAGATACACCTGCTGAGAAAAATTTATTCAGTATATTAAAAAAATATGCGGATTCTACGTCAGACGTATATAGTACTATTAGTTTAGATAATTTAATTCCACTTTTTAAAACTCTTAAAAAACAATACCCAGAAATAGCTGATCCTGATATATCCGGAGAAACCTACTTATATAGAGGTACATCAATGGAAGAATTAAGATTAGAAGAAATGATGCAAGATGCTAAAACTGAATATTATGCACAGGGTATAATCATAATAAATCAAAAATATTCATCAAGACGTGTAGTTCAATCATGGAGTTTAAGCTATTTTAGTGCATCTGGTTTTGCATTTTCTACTGCTGACCGCTATAAAGGAACTCCTGTTATATTACGAGCAAAAGCAAAGGATATGGAATTATACTTTAATCCAAATTTTATGGATAAATTAAGTACACAACTTGAAAGTGAAACATTCAACATAATAAAACCGGTTCCTGTTGATATAATGGTTCCTGAGGGGTATGAAGATGAGTTTGAAGATATAGAAAGTAGTTATTTACATACAAAATTAAAATAAAGATTAAAATATAGTTATGGAAAATGAATCAAAACTCATTAAAGATTGGAAAGAACGCGATGTACAGCGTATGCGTAATATAATTACCAAAAAATATGGTGATAAAACTGTTACACAAGTAGGATATACTAAACCACACATTAGTTATAAAGAAGGTGATAAATGGGAAGAAAACAATAAAAAATGGACTATTAAAAATGGTATTAAACAAACTATAACTCGTTTTGATGAGCTTAAAAAAGCAGTTATGTTACCATTAATATGTCCTAATTGTAGTAAACCTATGAATACGTCACATGCTAATAAAAAAATGTGGTCTATACATAGAATGTGTTTAAACTGTGTAGTAGATATGGAAACTAAATTAAAAAAAGAAGGTAAATACCAAGAATATGAAAAAGGTATGATACTTAATGGTATTAAGGTTCATATTAAAGAATTAGAAGATGCACTGTTAGATATAGCATTAAATAGTAATAATGAATCTTTTGTAACAGAAGCAGGTGATATTGAACAATGGAAAGGCAATGATGATACTCGCCAGAGAATTATAACAGAATTAACAGAATATATTAAAAAACTTAAAGAAACCACAGATTCTTAATATTTATGTGCAAATAAAAGACAGTTTATGGATAATAACATAATATCAATACTTGTTACAACAATTACGGTTTTAGGTGGATCAACAGCATGGCGATACTACGAAAGACGGGCAATGCATAGAGAAAGAGACGAAGATTTTATACGTCATGATTGCAAAGATAGAATAGCAAAATTAGAAGCTTTATTAGAAGCATCATCAAGAGAAAAAGATGAATTACGTGTTTTAATTATGAAATTAACATCAGAAGTAGCTGAACTACGAACTAAAGTTGAATTTCTTACTGTAGAAAATGCTAAACTAGAAAAAACAATTTTGCATGATTAAGCTAATAGATTTATTATCAGAAAATAAACTACAATTCCCTGATGGTTTTAAACCGGCTAAAAAAGTACCGGAAGGTGGGGCAATGTGCGCTAATTGTGCTAAGTGGAATAAAGAAACTCAATTATGTGAAGGTCAATATTATATTGATTGGCATGGTAATGGTAAAATACCTACTGAACCAACTAAATACGTTTGTATTTGGTGGGTACCTCAAAAATAACATATTATGAATAAAACTGAATTACAAAATTTAATACAAGAAGTTTTAGATGAGATGAAACCATGCTGGAAAGGCTATAAGCAAATAGGCATGAAAGAAAAAAACGGTAAACAAGTACCAAACTGTGTTCCTATTAATGAAGGTAATCTTAAAAATGTAGAGGAAGCAACAGACATTGAGTGTAAAAAATGTGGATGGAAATGGAATATTAAAGATTCAAATAAATCAGATGAATATATCTGCCATAAATGTGGGTTTGATAATAGCTATGCTTATCAAGATGAAGCAATAGATGAATATGATGTTGAAAATGAAGAAGATACAAGAGATTTTATTAAATTCATGAGAGAATACCAAACATACTTAGCTGAAGCTGATTGTGATTGTGTTTATGAAGCAAAATATCATGGTCGTGAAGTATCATTAGGCAAACCAATGCAGGGTGATGTTAAAAAATTTAAAGTATATGTTAAGAATAATAAGGGAAAAGTTGTAAAAGTAAATTTTGGCGCACATGGAATGAATATTAAACGTAATAATCCTAAAAGACGCAACGCATACCGTAAAAGACATCACTGTGATAAGCCCGGCCCACGATGGAAGGCTAATTATTGGAGTTGTCGTAAATGGTAATATTTATTAGTATATAATCGATTATGAATAAAAATCAAGAACTATTTATTGAATATATAGTTACAAATCTTTTAATGTTAAACGAAGCTTATGGTAAAGCTGAGGTAGAAAGATTAACTAAAAAATTTAAAGATCAAGCAGATGCCTTTAACATTAAAGGTAAAGGAGGAACTAATTTAACTGAAGATGAAATTAAAGCTATTATTGATAACTTTGATAAATTGCGTAATACTACTAATAAAAGTGATATTAATAAATGGGATATTAAAGAATTAGTTAAATTTGTTTCTGATAGTTTAGATATACCTGACGATGAAGATGAAGTAGACCAAACACCCGACGTAGTATATAATGACGATAACTATGTGATATGGAATGGATCAAAAGAAGGTAATTGTATTAGATATGGAACCGGTGAAAAATGGTGTATTACTAAAGGTTCATTTAGTTCATATAGATATGATTCTAGTAAAGGATATCCTACATTTTATTTAGTTAAAAATAAAAATTTATCTCAAGATAATGCATTAAGCTTTGTAGCTATTCAAGTTAGAAATAAACAAGAAAGTGAAAGATATGTTTATACAAATAGAAAAAATAGTCCGTATGAATCACAATCAATGAGTTGGGAAGAGTTAAATAATGAAATCCCATGGTTAAGAAATATTCCTAATGCTAAAGAATTAATAAAATATATTGGCCTAGGAAAAGCAGAAGAAAAACAAAAAGAATGGGATAGTTATCTAGGATTAAATGAGGAAGACTTTGATGCCTTATCGTTTAGTGATAAGACGGCATATGTTTCTAAACGAAAAGGTAAAACTTATTTTTTTAATGGTATAAGACATACTAATTTTCTTATAAATGATTTAAAAGACTATCCACGTTTACAAGAATGGATAGCTAGTTTTCCATTTGAATTTGGGTTTTCTTTTATTATACAATGTTTAGATGTATTTACCCCGGCTCAACAACAATCTATTGCCCTTAAAGTAAATAATATAGATCATGGAGGGAATGATTTGCCTTATAATAGTATAAGTGATTATCCTTATAAAAATATCATTAAATTATTTGAATATAATCCAAAATTATTTCCTAATACTTCTGAGATTAATATAGCATTAGTAAAAATAAATGAAAAACCATATTTAACTAACATAGATTATAATAATAACGATATTGAATTAGCATATTTTAATTCAAAACAATGGGTAGAATTAAAATTAAATGCGGCTTCTGAGGATTTATTTTTTAATAATCCCTCTATTGTTCAATTACCATTTAGTGTAATTATTAAAATATTAAAAGATAATAATCTTAGTCCTAAAAAAGTAAAATATCTTTTATATAAAATAGAAAAAGGAGAAGGTGGATTTGATAATGGAGGATTTAACATACAAACGATAAATGATAAAAAAATATTATTTGATGTAAATACTGTTATTCCTACCGCATATGATTTAACTGGAGGAGAAGCAAATAAAGTAGATTTAACATCCCCCGAAAACGCAGATATTGAAGAAGAATTTAAAAATTTAATATCTAAAGATGAAAATTTTCTAGTTAAAATAGGTAGCAATATAATAAAAGACCCAAACATAACTAAATCATTTACCTTAGAAGAAATAAACAACATATTTAAAAATGCACCCCAAAATGTATGGGAACAAATAGCTAATTCAACAGTTACCCCAGATGGTAATGGTGATACTAAATTTTTAAATATAACTCCTGATGAAATTATTGTATATACAAATGTTGGATATTCTAATACACGTTTTAGTACAAACTTAAATAATTTTAGTACTTTACAAACAGATGAAGTAGAAGATTTTATAGAAACAATAAACAAAGCAAACTATAAATATTCTGATGAAAAAATAGTTACTTTATTAGAACGTTTAAGATATTATCCATCAGTATCAAAAGCAATAATTAGTAATCCTAACTTTCCTGTAGTCGCAGGAAATACATATACTTATGTTGTTATTGATGATAAAATATATCGATATCAAACAACAGATGTAACTAATAGTAATAGATGGAGCGAGAGTAGCGCTTCATGGGTTAGAGGAGTTGTTAGATTACCAAATACTAATCAACAAGCCCCTGCTGGTAGAGGCAGACCCGCCGGAACTCCAAACCAAGCCGCGGCTGTTAATACTCCTGCAGCAGTCGGTACAATAAACATATCAGATGCCTTTACTGAAGCAGGATTAAGAACAGGATATAGTTCATTACCCCTGTCTACAAGACGTCGTTTAGTTACCCTAGCCTCAAATGTTCAAATGGGAGGTGATAGAGGGACAACAGCACGTCAAAATCAATTAGGACAAAATGGTACTGTAAATAATGTATTATCTGTTAATACTGGGAGTCCTCAACCCTCTAAAATTTACTTTATAAACATGGCTAATGGCTCTCGCATAGCCTCTATTAATATTCAGCCGGGTAACATTAATTATATTGTTACTACTGATGGACACTACGTAATAGATAGTCCTCGTCAATTATTACAAGCGTTACAACAACGTAATTTAGCAGAAGGTATGAAATCATATATAATTAAAAACTATTTAACATTAAACCCACATCAAATTGATGAAGTTAAAACAATGTTAAGAACTTATATATCTAACAAGAAAAAATAATATTTATACATATAAAATAAAAAATGAAAATGAACTCACTACAATTAAAACAACTTATTCGTGAAGCGTTAACTGAAGTTAAAAAAGCTAAAGATGCTAAAAAAAGTAAACACGAAAAAGGTGAAACTAAAGCTCAAGAAAAAAAAGAGCACACTTCTGGTAAAGAAAAAACAGAAAAATCAGAAAAACCAACAGCTAAAAAAACAGCGCCTAAAACCGCTGCTAAACCAAAAAGTACTGGTAAGTTAGTTGATCTTAAAAAAGAAAAAGATGCACTAAAATCAATGCAAGAAGCTCTTGGTAAATATATGGTTAATGAAGGTGAAAGTGAAGCTCAACTAGAAGCAGCATTTTCTCATCAAGAGTCATATATTAATGAAATGGCTAAAATTAAAGAAATGACGGCTAATTTGGCTGAAAAAATGAATAGTGATTTAACATTGGTCGAAGAAAAAATTAAAGCAGAAACAGCTAAAATTAAAGACATGATGGGTGTTGGTGGAATAGATGAAAAGAAAAAACCAGCAATGGGTATGACTAAATCAGAAAAACCAGCAGTAGCTAAAAAAGCACCGATGAAGGATATGAGCAAACCCGGTAAAGGATTTGAAAAAGTAGCAAAAAAATAATAATGATTAAAGAATTATTATTAGAAAAATATATTAAAAAAGCAGTACGTAAATCTTTACGTGAGGCTGAAGAACAAGCTAAACAAGCTGAGAAAGCGATGTACCTAGTATATCGTTTTCCTGGTTTGAAAAAATTGATGGAAGACTTAATGTCTCCAGCGTATGGTCGTTTTATTAATAATATTGATTTAGTAGCTCCAAAACCAACTACTTTTAATATTAAATTAATCAACGGTGAAGATTTTAATATTATATATATTGGTAGAGGTAATTTTCAAGTTAAAATATCTGGTAAAAAATACGATCCTATTAATTTAGGTGATCTAGAAAGAGCATCTCGTTCTATAGCAGATTTATTAGAATTAAATTATGCCCCAGCAGTAGGTGCTGAAAAAGAACAAGCAAATCAAGACGCTGGTTTAGCCGCGGATTTATCAGCAGCTAACAATACTCCTGAAATGCCAGGAGAAATACCACCACCGTCCGAAACCGCTCCTATTGAAACACCACCGGATGAAGAAACATCACCTGAAGAAGAAACACCAACAGCTTAAAATAAAAATTATGAGTATTTTAAAAGAAACACAAAATTATCTTAACGAAGTAAAAGGATCATCTATTAAAAAAGGAGATACATATACTTTGTCAGGCAATATAGGTAAATTTAATAAAGGGGATAAAGTCACTATAAATGACATAAAACCACATGGTAACGATATTGAATTATTTATATCTAACTTAGAAGGTATTGAAGATACTTTTTATTTAGATAAAAATGATGAATTTGAAGGATTAGACTAATTTGGAGATGTCAAAACATCTTTATATCTTTATCATTAATATAAATCTATGAAAAAAATCAAACGATTATTCTTTGACATTGAAACCAGCCCAAATATTGGGCTGTTTTGGACATCAGGATACAAACTAAACATAAGCCACGATAGCATAATTAAAGAACGTGCTATTATCTGTATATGTTACAAATGGGCAGGTGATGATAAAATATATTCATTACAATGGGATAATAACCAAGACGATAAAAAGTTACTAGAAAAATTTATTCTTGTTGCTAATGAAGCAGATGAAATTGTAGGTCACAATGGTGATAGATTTGATCTTCCTTGGATTAGAACTCGATGTCTGTATCATCGTATTCCTGTATTCCCTAATTATAGTACATTAGACACATTAAAAAGTGCTCGTTCTAAATTTAAATTTAATAGTAATAAATTAGATTATATTGCTAAATTTTTAGGTATAGGACAAAAAACACATACGGGATATGATTTATGGAAAAAAGTAGTACTAGATAAGGATAAAGAATCATTAGATTATATGGTTGAATATTGTAAAAACGACGTTGAATTACTAGAAAAAGTATATAATGAAATGTCAACATATATTCCTGCTAAAACGCATCATGGAGTCTTAAATGACGGTGAAAAATATTCGTGCCCCGAATGTGGGTCAGAAGACATGAAGTTTTCTAAAAAACGTTACTCAGCATTAGGTACACCACGAATTCAATTACAGTGTGGAAACTGTCATAAATATCATACTGTTTCTAGTACAATTTATGAAAATAAATTAGCTAGTGAGGTAGAAAAATAACATATTTATACTAAACAATAACATAATGAAATTAATAAAAGAAGCTAAACGCTGGCAGAAATTAGCGGGTATATTAACAGAAGCTGATGAAGAAAGTACTACTCCTGAAACTCCGGCTGGTACTATCAGCAAAGAACAAGCTAAACAATTAATTAGAAATACTAATGGTAAGTTCTTTACTGCAACTTTTATTAAAAAAGATGGTACAACACGTGTAATGAATGCTCGTTTAGGTGTTAAAGCGTATCTAAAAGGTGGTGAATTACCTTATGATCCTGAATCAAAAGGATTAATACCTGTATTTGATGTAAAAACAGGAGACTACAGAATGATAAATATAAATACTCTTACTAATCTAAAAATAGGTAGTAATACTTATAATATACAATAATGATTAAACTATTAGACATATTAAGAGAAATTAGTGAAGAAAAAATAACTATTGGGAATGAAAAAGATTCTAATTTTTTTATAAACAGTAAAGGAACTAAAAGTAAAAAAATAGATAATATTAGGACATTTTACGGTATAATACAAAACCCAAACGGATCCTTAACTGGAGAGCAAGTAGATGATTATTTTCACTCTATTAAAGACAGAGAAATTATGTCGGATGAAGAAATATACAAAATTGTTCTACAAACGGCCCCTAGAAATATTTATATAAAATATCTTATAGTTCTTCCTTCTACATCCGAATTAAATATGGTTTTAATAAATGCTTTAAAACAAAAGTATAAAATATCTGATGAAAATATATTAACAGATATCACTAAAATAAATTATTTTATAGATGATATGATAGATAAGGAAAAATACTCTCAATCTGATTCTACAACTCAGGGTATGGCCGATACTTGGGTAAGAAGTTTAAAGAAAAAATATGGAAATGAGGCACCACCTATGCCTATTAAAAAATCAAAAGATAAAAAAACCGGTCATCCGGGTATACAAAGTGGAGCTAGAAAATTACTAAGTCCGGTTTATAAAGTTGGAGATATTGAAAAAATAAATGATAGGATACTAGTAGTTGATGATTTTCTTATAGGAGGTTCATCTTTTAGAGAAGTGTATAACCAGTTATTAGAAAAAGAAATTTTACCTAATAAAATTTTAGGTTATTGTTTTGGAATAAAACAAACTAAAAAGCCATTAACTAAACAACAACCTAAGGATTTGCCTAAAAATATAAGACCAATTGATATAGAAATAAAAGGAATTGAAGATGAAATTGCGGATATTAAACGTAACCCCGATTACTTATATTGGTTGAATAAATTAAAAGGAAAACCTGAAACATCTCCTGGCTATATAGTTAGACTTAAACCATTTGACGAGAAAATTAAACAATTAGAGGATAAACTTAAAAATGCACAGAGTAGAAGTTTAATTAAAATAGTTTAAAAGGCAAAAGTATTTTATTATATTTAATATATGAAAATCGCAATTATAGGTAGTAGAATATTTAATGATTATTACACTTTACAAGAAACACTTAAGCCATATAAATTTAAAATTACAACAGTAGTAAGTGGAGCAGCCAAAGGAGCTGATTTATTAGGTGAGAAGTGGGCATTAGAAAATAATATTAAAACATTAATATTTCCCGCAGACTGGAATAAATATGGTAAAAGAGCTGGTTTTATTCGTAATAAAGATATAATTAAAAACTGTGATTACGTTATTGCTTTTTGGGATAATAAAAGTAAAGGAACAGCACATAGTATATCTTTATGCAAAAAATATAATACACCATATAAAATAATAAATATATAACATGAACAACCCATCAGACAAAATAACACTAGACGTACCTTTATTTATACGCTTACTAGAATACGCTCGTGAAGATGCCAAAACAGATATGGATTTACATAACGTAGCCGAACAAGCTATTGCGTTAAGTGGAACCGGCAACACACTAACAATGACCCAATATGATCAAATTGTAGGGGGATTATCGTTAGATGAATCAAGAAAATTACAATATTTAGCAGGAATCATAAAATAACATATATTTATAATAAATAAAACAAAATGAAAAAACAAATTTTAAGCGAAGAATTCCGTAGAATGCAAAAATTAGCGGGGTTATTAAAAGAAGGTATTGAACAAAATCAAGAAAAAATATTATACGTCCAGCAAGGTAATGTAGTTTATGAGTTTGGAATTCAAACAGAGGAAGGAGTTAAACTATTAAATAAAGTATTAGGAGATGAAAATATTGGATATTTGTCTAACCTAACAACAGAGATAATTAATAAATTATTATCCTCACCGTTATATCCTAGAATAGCAGCAGAAGCAAAAAAGGCAATGAATGCACTTAGTGGTATTGAACAAGATTTAGAAGGAGTTAAATTAAGTACCGATTATAAATTTGTTTTAGATGATGGTAAGAATATAGATAAAAAAGATGGTCCAATTGCTATATTAGAATTTAGTGATAATACATTTGATGATGATGATGATAAAGATATTGATGATCAATTTAAAGACTATCTTGAAAGCAAAGGATTTACTGTTAAGCTATATAATAATGAAATAGCTACATTTATTGTAGATTAATATTTATATAAAACAAATAAAACAAAATGAAAAAACAAATATTAAACGAAGAATTTCATAGAATGCAGCAATTAGCTGGTATTAAACCACTATATGAAGCATACACTGGTCCTAAATCTAAATTAGAAAAAATAATCCAACAAGCATGGGGTGAATCCGATATTAATGCTGCTAAAAAACTTGTAATAGATTTTATATCTCCTTCTAAAATTAAATCTAAGGATCAAATTATTAATACAATAAAAGGATTAACAAATAAAAGAGAGTTTGATCGATATATGGCAAACGCTTTATTGAAATTTGAAAAATTGGGATTATCTGAAGAACAAGTAAATGAAAATTCTTTTGGTCCTGGCAGCAATTTTCAATGGAAATCCTCTCCTACTAATCCTGAAGATATGGTAAAAGATGAAGAAGAAGGTGATACTATGACTAAAGCAGAATTCTGGAAATACAATATAATAGGCCGAGACCCAGAAGAAACTATTCCAGGTTATGGAACAAAACAACCAGATGGTACTTGGTCATTTACATTTGATGCAGGAGAATTTAGTGGGTTTGTAGAAGGTGATGATTTTATAAAATAAATAACATACAGACAGATTCATAGCCTGTTGACTTAATAAAATTATGGAAGCTGTGGCTCCGATCGAAAGATTGGAGCTACTCTCTTTGTCTGTCAAAATAAAAATTTTACATTTAACTTATGAATATATTTTACATAAACACAGACCCAATTATGGCCGCACAAGAACTATGCGATGACCACATTCGTAAAATGCAAATCGAATCTGCACAAATGTGTTCTACAGCACATTGGGCTTCAGGCAGTGAAGCACCATATAAAAAAGCACATTTGAATCACCCATCAACTAAATGGGTTAGAGAATCTATACACCATTATAGATGGGTTATACAACATGGTTTAGAAGTATGTAATGAATTTATTAAACGTTACGGTAAATATCATAAAACACAAGGCGTATTAGAATGGTTACGTGATAATGAACCTAGTATCCCCGATAATGGATTTACTGAGCCACCACAATGCATGCCAGATGAATATAAAAAATCTAATGCTATAGAAGGATATAAAACATACTATATAGAAGATAAAATTAAAAATAAACAATTAACTTACAATAAATTAAACAACACACCAGAATGGATAAAAAAATCGTTATAGTTGGCGCTGGCGTATCAACTCAATATGGAGTATTACATTTATTAAAAAATGGATATAATCCTAAATTAATAACTATTATAGATAAAGGCAATAGTATTCATAATAGACAACCTGAGGAAGTAATGACAGGAGCTGGTGGTGCGGGAACATGGAGTGATTTTAAAGTAATCCCTTCATTTAAACAAGGTGGATTATTTTATCCACACTATTGCCAGAATGAAGAATATGCAAATTTCTTATCAAAACAACTATATGATTATATAGTTGAATATCATCCTGATCCTACTAAAATAATGTATACTGAACCTGTTGAAGAACCTCAATTCATTAAGGATTCACCATTTGAATTAAGACAATCACCTTGCTATCACTTAGGTACAGATTATGGTCAACAACAAGTAAAAAATATATTTGAATATTTTGATAAAGTTGGAGTAAACCAAATATATAATGTTGAAATAACGAATATTGATTTTAAACGTAATGAAATAGGTATAGGACACGATTATATCAAATACGATAATTTAATCATTGGAACTGGTAAATCTGGTATGGATTTACTTACTAATCTAATAAACAAATATAGTCTAGACACAGTATCTAAGCCAGCACAGTTTGGAGTACGTTATGAAACTGATGGTAAATATTTTGAAGAATTGAATAAAATAGCATATGACTTTAAATTATATAAAAAATTTGGAGAAGATAGTGCTCGTTCATTCTGCACAAACAATTTTGCTGCATTTGTAGCAGAAGAAGAAACATATAATATGAAATCGTATAATGGACATGCTCATAAGGATAAAGACAAATACAATGGTTTAACTAATTTCGGTATATTGCTAGAAGTACGTGGCATAGAAGATCCATTTAAATTTAGTCAAGATTTAGTACAATTTTTTCAACTAAATGGTGAAGCTACTTATTATTCCCCAACAAATAGAGAACCTTCATTAACTGATCAAGGTACTAAAGTACCGGGATATAAAATATCATTAGATAACTTTAAAGAAGGTTTTGGTAAGTATGCTGATTATATATTAGAATTTATAGATGATTTAAATACAACGTTTGGTATAAACGATAACTACATATTTTATTGCCCTGAAGTTAAATTCTTAACTAACGAAATAGCATTAGATAAAACCAATTTATCTTTACCACAGTATCCAAACGTTTACTTACAAGGGGATGCTGCCGGAGCTAGAGGAATTTATATATCAGCCTTACATGGATTGTATATAGCATCATATTTATTACAAAACTAACCCATGTACCAAGACCCAAACGAAGAATACCCAGACTTCATAGAAAATTATTGAAGTCCAATACTTTTTACTACATTTAAATAAAATAAATTTTATGGAAACAAAACGCTTAAGACAAGCAGACGGCACCGTTGTGTATTATGTTAATATAAATGGTACCAATAAAATGCATAATTGGGATAATTATGCCTACATTCCTAAAGGAAGTAGAAATAAAGCCGAATATTATATTTTTGGATTTAAATATTCAAAAGACGATTTTTTAGGTGTAAAAAAAGATGGCAATGGAGTACCATTCCATAAAACAGCAGCAGGTAAACAATCAGGAACAAGAGCATAAGTTATGAAAATAGGATTAACAGGAACAGTATCGTGTGGCAAAACTACACTAGTTAAAGCATTAATGGATTTACCTGAATTTAATGGTTACGAATTTGCTACTGAACGTAGTAAGTATTTACGTGATCAAGGTATAGCATTAAATACAGATTCAACGTTAAAAGGACAAATAGTGTTCGCTGCTGAGCGTTCTGTTGAATTGATGAAGGAAAAAATAGTAACCGATAGAACAATATATGATGTATGTTCATTTACAATGAGTGCTAATTCAATTGATTGGAACGTTAAAGAAAAATTTGTTGACTTAATGATGCGTATACGTAATGATTACGACGTTATATTTTATGTTTCGCCTGAAGGTGTAGACATTGAAGACAATGGTGTGCGTACTATAGATAGTGAATACCGTGATAAGATAGACTATACAATACGTGAAATGTTAAAGGAATATCCACCTAAACGTTTGGTAGAAATTAAAGGTACTACTGACGAACGTATTCAAATAATTAAAGAGACATTATTTGCTTAATATTTATACCCATAAACCACAAACATGAAAAAATCAAAATTATTATCTATCGTTAATAAAGCCATTAATGAAGTATTAGAAGAATCATTATATGCAGAAAAACCAGGAGCTGACTCTTCAAATGTACTACCTAATATAATATCCCCAGACGCTAATACCGAAAGAGATCCTAAATTTCAATCTAAATATAAAAAAATATCGGAAAGTGAATTAGATGAAGCGCGTCGCTATGGTATAGCAGATGATGCAAGAGCACAAGATTTAATTGATACAACTAGTGGTAAAGCTCAAATTAGAATTCAACAAATAGTAGATGCTATTAATGGTTCTGGTGGTAGATTAAGCGGTGGTGGTATTGCTCGAGCGTTAAATGTTGTTCAACCACAGATTAATAATCTATTAAGAACTATGGTTGAAGCTGGTATATTAGATATAGAAGGTGGTACAGCATTTTCTACACCACAAGCCGCCGTTGCTGCCGGAGAAGAAGGAGACGATGAACAATCTGAATTTGCCGGTGACGAAACCGACATGGCTGTTGGTAGCGGTAATTATGATAAATTAATGGCTATGTATTTTGGTACATCAACTCCAGAAGAAACAGGTGAAGAAAGTGAAGAAGAACCCATAACTACACCAATAGAAGCAACACCTGAAGAATCTGAAGCTGATATAGTAGCATCTGGTTCTGCTGGAAAGTGGTTAGTATATAATTCTGATCTAATTCAAGCTATTATTAATAAAACAAAATCGGCTTCTAAACGAATCTCTAGTATAAGAGAAGCAAACGATATTAATCCTAGTAGCTATAAAGAATATGCTAAACTATCTTTAGGAGTTTTAATTGATGAATTAGTTGAAAAGTTAAAAGTTGTTAGAAGTAGTAATCCTGCTATGTTAGAGAAAATATTACTTAATCTTAAAACATATAAATTCGGTCCTACTAATACTTTATTATCATATAAAGAAACTATTAAAAAATTAGGTACAGAAGATATTAGCGCTGCTCCTGTAGATACAGAAGATTTAGAAGTAGATGATGAAGAAGAAATGTTAGATGAACCAATTATGGAACGTTTTCAAAAATTAGCAAAAATTATTAGATAATATGAATAAAATAAATTACACAAACGCTATAATAACATTAGTTATCATGATTGGGTTATATATTATTTACAATATATTCCAAACTGAACATACTAAATTACAACACAACTTTAAAACTATAGATAGTCTAAAGCAAGAAATACATAAAATAGACTCACTACATAGTGCAAAAGATAGTACCATTGCTATATATAAGGACAGTATTATTTACTTAGACAATGTTATATACGATAAAAAAGATAAAATCACTAAAATTAAATTAAAATATGATAAAGTATTACCTACTATTACTCAGTATACTAACCCTCAGCTTGACAGCTTCTTCACAAACCGTTACGGATACTAATTACATTCGCATACCTACATCAGTCGCGAGACAAGTAGTATTAGATTTAGTAAACGGAGATAAGTGTAAAGAAGAATTAACAGCAACACAAGATTTACTTAAGATAACTGAGCATTCCTCATATATGAAGGATACACTTATAAATAACTTTGCTAGTAAAATGCAATTATATGATACCCAAATGGGTTTATATAATCAAAAAGAAAAAGTATATGAGCAAAATGTTAAAATATTAACCCATGAAAATAAACGTTTAAAATTTAATGTTAAAATGTCTGCGGCCTCTGGTTTTATAGTTGTAACAGCACTTGTAATAGGAATGTTTATAAAATAAAATTAATAAAACTACTATGAATCCATATAAATTCTTTGAATTTTTAGAACAAAAAGAAAACAGACAAATACCGTTTAAAATTAAACTAAAGAATAATCCAAATTATCAAATTAGCCAAAAAGATGCAAATGGCGATCTTGATTTAAGTAATACTAAAATTAAATCATTCCCAGCTGGTCTAGGTCTAATATTTAAAGGTAATCTTAATTTATATAATACTAAAATTATATCATTGCCACCTGATCTAAATGTTGAAGGTTATCTTGATTTAAGTTATACTCCAATCAAATCATTACCATCTGGTCTAAGTGTTGGAGGTGATCTTAATTTAAATGGCACTAAAATTGCATCACTACCACCTGATTTAAATGTTGAAGGTAGTCTTGATTTAAGTTATAATACCAAAATCACATCACTACCATCTAGTCTAAGTGTTGGAGGTGGTCTTAATTTAAATGGTACTAAAATTGCATCACTACCACCTGATTTAAATGTTGAAG